AAACGGTCTAGGTTCTTTCTGTTGAGCATAAGCCAAATCAGTCATTGCCATTTCATCCAAATCACGCAGCATTTGTTTGCGTTTTTCTGTGTAATTGGTCCCACTGAGCCAAGTTTCAACAGACAAGTCTGCTTCCGGCTTAAGAGGTTCCAATTTCAACATAGGGATCATGATTTCCTTTACAAAAGTGGCCATTTCATCTATAATAATGGACACCGGGGTGGGGGTTTCTGCCATAACCCTGGCTGCGGCCCCCAGTCGCTGGTTTACTGGACCGGGATTTGGGTGCGGGGGACAACATGGCGGTACCGGCATGTTGGTGACGCCGACGACACGCCTTGGAATTGTGCTGTCTTTGTATTTAATCTTAGACATCTCAGCTCCATAAGCAAAGTGCGAATCAATTTTTATCATGTCTCGCACAATGTCGTCGGTCACGTTGTAACCCCTCATCGATGCACGCCCAACCCATTCGGGCCGCTTCCCACGGGCTCCTGAGATGCGGCCATCGGAAAAAGCGTCGTTGATGCAGTACGGCTTTTCCAACTGATGAAAGCAACCAGATGACTGTTGGTAACGACATTCTGCTGGTCACCTGCAAACCCGATGAGTCTGTCTCCACTAGCCAACATAATGTTTCCACTCGAAGACATTGTTTGTTTCAGTCTATCAAAAACAGCAGACTCATTTTGACTATCAATGATGTTTCTGACTGTCAGTGACTGCAAATACATGCTGAGACTAAAAACGACGCCACGCCTAAATTTGACGACTGGTCTGCAATTCCCTTTGCAGACAAGCTTGACGTGAGCGTCACCAAACTGGGGAAAAGCACAACAATCATTTATGGTTATCATGCTCAAATTCGCTGTGACCAAACAGGCACCAAACTTTGCGGTCGTGGCCCTGTCCCCTATCGGTCTGGTTTCGCGGGATTCGGTGTCATCACCAGTCATAGTCCAAGTCTTAACGTGCTCCTGCTGGACAACCAAAGTGTCCAATTGAATGCAAGTGACTTGATTTTTCCAAAACTTGAAAGAAAACTTCGTCCAGTCAATGACGCTCCTAAGATTAGCGTCAACAGACATTCGATCATGATCTGACTGAGTAACGGGAACACGGCAGAAAAAATCACGCGAAGCAGACAAGTTATGCAAGTCCTTGTAACCAAACATACTCAAAACAGGGTTGACCAACCGCTGCATTGGGGTGACACCCAATTCACTGTTAGCAACAAATTTGAGAACATTGTTGTACGACGTTAAGCCCAAATTGTTGTGTGTCTGTTCGTCAATCTTCCTGTTGACAGCCAACATCGCTATTTCAGCGTCGTCGACTGAATCAAAAGCAGGGGTCTTACTTGCAACATCAAACGGAACTAAGTTTTTCACTATGCACTTAGAAAAATACAAAATGGCTAAACAGGCATCCCTTTCTTTTTCAACCATATTGTAGTTATATCCCATAATCCTGGTCCGGGCCGCTTCCTGGTTAGAAAAAAGTTCATACTTGAAGATTTTTGGGACCAAAAAATTTTTTACTATGGAAATGTCCGAGAAGCAATTAGTCATCATCCTCGCATACATGTTCACAAACAACCGATGTTCCTTATACTCAATTTTCATTCCTATTTGAGTAAAACAATCAGCCGCCCATTTGTCAACGATAGCAGGAGACAGCCTCATCATTATGGTGCAACACCTACTGGAGTACGCATCCAATTGGATTCTGCCGGAAGAGGCCTGTTGCCAAACCACATCAATTTCTTGTTCAAGACTACGGGCAAAAACAAACCTACTATTTCTTATTATATCCATAGTATAAGTAACCCTCTTGGCCGTTGTTTCTTGGTCGCCATCGGGAAAAAGAGCTGTTGCAATTGCTTTTGCCTCCAAAATGCAATGTTCATCGGTCATTGTACTCATGTTGTCAAACAGGGCCTCAGCCGCTTTTTTGCGCCTGGTTGCTTCGCCAGCCCCAGATGAGGCAGATGGCAAACCAACAATTTC